TTTATATTCCATAATTTCATCTAGATCATTAAATACAACATTTAAGTATTGTGGTTTTAGTGTAAATATATTTCTTTTAGCATCTTCCAATTCAGATTCATATTCGTAGTTAGTTACTGCTTTTAAAATATGAGAAGAAGGAATTGTTTGGTAACTTCCTAGACCAGCATCATAATATTCATAATAATACGCATTACCTACTGCTATATTATCATCTACTGTAAATAAAACTGCTTCAGTACCATTTAATGTTGGTGATACTATTGAAGGTGTAGATGGTAGATTGTATGTAAATGATACACCAAACCCATCGTTACTAGATACTGTTTTGACTGAAAATCTACCATTAAAGACGTTGTCTGAGACGTTTGTAATTTGTACTTCATCACCAACTTTGAGTCCTTTAATACCATTATTCATGGTTACAGTTACAGTTGAGGATGGACTTCCAACAACTCCAGCAAATATTTGATTAATTGTAGTTTTATTAACTTGAATAAAGTTTCCGTTAGTTCTCCAAGTACTGGGTATTTTTAATCCTTTTTCTAAAATAACTACTCCTTTACTATTTTTTATTTCAGTTGTTTCATGGTGATGGATTCCATTATATAAGTTTTCTGTTGTTCCATACTTTTCCATAAGTATGTCATTAAATGATTGTTGTGGTAGAGGCCACTCATTTTGAAGATTTAATATATTATTTGAAAGTAGAATAATCCAATCAAGACTGGGATCCTCATATATTTCATTTGCTACATTATCAGGTCTATCATCTCCGATAATCTTATACTTAGTGAAGAAGTTTAGATTTCCAAAGATATCTTCTCTAAGCTTTCCTCTTTTGAAAAGATTTTTTACAGTCAAATAGTTAGAAATTTCTTTTTCACCCTTATTTCTATTAACATATCCAAAGTTTGGAACTTGTCTGAAGTATGGTCTTGCCATTATATTGCTACCTCCCATTTTGTATCATCATAATGACCATGTGCGGGAGTTTCGCCATAATCATCATAATATATTGGATCTAGTTCATTAAATGATAGTTGCATTCCATATTGAGTTAATGAACCATCATCATATGTCATATACTGTGCTCCACCATAAGTTACATTGCAACCAGTTAATGCACACATCTTTATTTTGTTCATGAATGGATGTTCTTCTGCAGCTGCATTACCATCTCTTTTAAACATATATTTTAATTTAAATACGTTGGGTGATTGTAAAAATATACCTTTCTTTTGTAATTTGGGTCTCATTTGTTTTTTAAAGAACCAGATAATATCCTTTACCATTTGTGATTCTTTTTCTCCTCTTGGAGTAAATTGGTAAGTATATGAAAAACTTCTTAATTGTGGTCCTTTGAAAAGAAGTTCTAGATTATTATTGAGTGCTACTCCCGATGACCTAGTAAGCAGATCTCCACCAAGACCTACTGCTTGGCCTGCGAAATAAGCTACTAGATCGTCATTACTCACTCCTTGTACTACTTCCTGAGCTCCTTGTCCTAGTCCTCCCAACATTTGCTGTATTCCTGCAACTGGTTTGCCACCACCAGCAGCTCTTATTGCAGTTCCTGCTTGTCTTGCACCAAATGTTTGAAGTGCATTTATACTACTTTTACCCCAATCAACACTATTAGTTTCACTTAAACCACCCGTCATTGGAAGTTGAACTATTCCTTTAGTTACTCCTCCTTTCATATATCTACTTGTAGCTCTCTGTACTTGGAGGGCATTAAATTGTTTAGTATCACTATTATATATTGGGTCTTTATTTGTTGCATACTTATCTTGCGTCTTTTTGGTCTCACTGTATGCCCCTGATATGCTTGATAAGGTTTTATCTGCTTTAAATTCTTTACATACAACTTGCAAGTAATCATATCCACCTACTTCTGCTATTGGATAATATGCAAAGAAGTATTTTGGTTTTGATGTATTATTAGCATTTGATTCAGTATTATTTGTATTTTCGGCACTTGTTGCTAAGAAATCACCATCATTACTCTTTCCTTCGTTAGGTGCTTCAGTTCCAAGTGCTTGTCGAAATATTGATTTTGATGATGAATTATTAAGTATTTCGGAAAATTCTTCTGGTATTGCACCATTAATGGTCATCCATTCTTTTCCTTTTAAATCTATATCTGCAATATCTGCAAAATTTATTGTACTATCAATTTCATTGTAAAAGTCTTGTGCTTTTGCAAAATCTATTTGTTCTGGCGTAAACGCAGCAATATTTGTTTGCAAGACATTTGCACTTTTCTCAAACTCATCAACGACAAGTTCAAATGTTTTGTTGTCTAAGTAAAACTTGGACATAATACTCTTCTAGTTTAGTTATTTAGTACGATATTTGGCGTAGGGTAATGACCTTAGGTATTCAATTTCATCATTATTAACAACACATAATGATCCTACCACTTCTTGCCAGGTATAATTCCTCATGGTTCCCCAATGAAAGTTTAAACCTTTAAATCCCCATTTAAGAACTTCCATACAAGCAATTAATGGATGCTCATCATATGTAATGTCTGGGGTCTTTGCTATGTATAAAAAAGTATAATATTTTCCTGGTTCAGGAACCCACTCAGTTTCCCTGAATACTTCTAATATACTCATCATGATAGTATCTGGACTATCAGAACCATCAAGCTTTTCTTGTAGTTCTTGGATACGTTCTGGTGTATCACGGACTGCATCCCTTTCTCTTCTTTGTTTGAGAGTCTTCCTTGGCATTACTTAATACCCAATTCGTTTTCAGTAATAATCTTAAATTCAATTTTTCTATCTTTACACCACTCAGACGCAGCTTTCCACTTTGCTTTATTTACTTCAAATGTTTTACACTCAAAAAGAAATGATTTGGTCATTTTTTTTCCTCTTTTTGGAGGAATGGTTTGTTTTCTAGGTTTTACTTCAATCACATAGGTTTTGATTTGCCCAGTGGTTTCTTTCACATTAATAATAAAATCTGGAAAATACCTTCTCATTTTACGAGCAGTTGGATCAAAATAGGGGATACAAAATTCTTCACTTCCCCACGCAACTATATTTTCATTCAAGTCACACCAAGAGCAAAATTTACGTTCCCAACTACTTCGACATATAATATTATTTGAATCACCTTTATATTTTTTGGGATGTTTTGGCTTGTATCTACTTTTGATACTTTGTGCCATCTTGTATACATAATATATAACGTAAAAGTATTTATAGATGGCCGCTCAAGTTCCATATAATTTGACAACGGATTTTATAAGATCTAGGTTGCTAAACGTAGCACAAACTTCATTTTATAATCTTACACTTCCTTTACCAGCTGCTGTAAGAAGTAGAGCATTAGCAAATGGTATTACTGCTGGTAGTTCCACAAGTGATCTTCATAAGATTGAGTTATTGTGTTCAGATGCTGCTTTACCAGGGTCTTCAATGGCACTACATGATGTTACTCAGGATTATCATGGGGTTAGTGAGAAAATGGCATTTCGTAGAATATATGATCAGACTTTCAATTTGACTTTTTATGTTGATAGAAATTATGATGTTATAGAATTATTTGAGACATGGATTGATTATATTACTGGTAATGATGATAGGGGGATGTCTAAGAATAGAAATCGTAACTTTAGAATGAAATATCCTGATTCTTATAGATCTGAAATTTATTTAACTAAATTTGAAAAAGATCAACATTCTTTTGAATCTCAATCAAATGGTAATAGAAGAGACGTTTTGAATTATACTTTTGTAGGAGCATTCCCACAAATAATTACATCAATGCCAGTCTCGTATAATCAACCAGATTTGCTTAAATGTAGCGTATCATTCTCCTTTATTAGATATGTTATGGAAAGATCTTTAACGGGAGCTGTGGTACCGAAGAGTAGTATGATGAGAGCTACTCCTCAAAATAGTGCAGTTGCACATATGAATGCTGATACTAACAATGTTTGGGCAGGAATTAATGAGATTGAAGCAGATAGAAGAGGAACGGATGCAGAAACAGGTTTGAAGCCAGTTAATACTGGGAGAAAACCTTTCGTTCCTGGTTCTCCATTCAATCCAAAGTATATGTTGCCTTGGTGGTATAATATGGGAGGTCTCCTTTAACCACACTAAATAAACTTACTGAATTGAAAATATCATGCCATTACCAACCATTGTAACTCCAACTTACGAACTTGAGTTGCCATCTACAGGAAAGAAAATAAAATATAGACCTTTTCTTGTAAAGGAAGAAAAACTTCTTATTTTAGCATTAGAAACTGAGAATCCAAAAGATATTTCCAATGCAATTAAAACAGTACTAAAAAATTGTATTCAAAGTCGAGGGGTAAAAGTAGAAACTCTTCCCACATTTGATATTGAGTATTTGTTCCTCAATATTCGTGGTAAGTCTGTAGGTGAGATTATTGAACTTAATTTAATATGTCCTGATGATGGAGAAACTCAAGTTCCTGCTGAAATAAACTTGGATACTATTAAAGTTAGAAAGGATGATTCTCATAATAAGACTATTAAACTAGATGAAAAATTAGTAATGGAAATGAAGTATCCATCACTTGATCAGTTTGTTAGAAACAATTTTGAATTTAATGAGGATACTGTTGATATGGATCAATCTTTTGAATTGATTGCTTCCTGTGTTAATAAAATCTATAATGAAGAGGAAGTATGGTCTTCTGCAGATGTTACTAAAAAAGAATTGGTAGCATTTTTGGAGCAGATGAATACTATACAGTTTAAGGAAATTGAAAAGTTCTTTGAGACTATGCCCAAATTAAAGCATACTATTGAGGTTACTAATCCCAATACTAATGTTAAGAGTGAAGTAGTGCTTGAGGGTTTATCGTCTTTTTTCGATTAGGGATGCTACATATGGATCTGGAGAATTATTATAAGATTAATTTTGCT